GCAGCCACTCCACCGTCCCGTTATCCAGTTCCTGGCCGTACAGAACCTTGACCTCCTGCCCGGTTTCCAGGAAATTAACTGTACTCTCCTCATTCTCCACGTCGTACGCACGGTCTTTGTTATCAATTGTCATATCAAAATCCAGCGCCGGCAGTTCTTCCATGACCGGGCTGATATGCTCTTTCTTTGTGGCTGAAAGGATTTTCCGGTTATCAAAATAGATTCCGATTCCCATGGTCAGCTGGTGGATCCTGAATCTGCTCTGTCCATTGGCCATGGAAGCCGGCACAAACCGCAGGAATGTTGCTCCCTCAAAAATTTCTTCTGTCACAAAATGTTCCGTGGCATTCCCGGCAATCTCCACGGTCTTATTATCAGACTCAATCCGGAAATCTACTGGGTATGCCCGGCCAAACTCGACCGTCAGCCCCTTAATGTCATATCTGATGGGAAACTGTATCTCTATGGATCCCGGAAGCTCCTCCGACACAATTCCCTGATTGAGGACTACATCCTCCCTGGCCCGCGGCAGGAAATACATGCTGCCGTCCACCGCGGTGTAATCCTGATCACAGGTGGCATACAGCTCCTGCACCTGGTAATTATCCAGGGGCCATTTCAGGTTGCTGTAATAGGTGTAATTTTCAGGGTGCGGCACGCAGGCAGATGCCTGGGCCTGCTGGTTGATTACGCCGATTGTCACCCGGATATAGGACCGGTTCCGCAGCTTCTCTTTCATGCTCCGCTTATATTCGCGGCTTACTGTCTGCATTAATCAATCACCCCGCAGTCAATCAGGTTTACTTTACAATTAATATACTTCGTCGGGAATCCGTTTTCGTCCACCTCGTAAGGCTCCGCGCTCCGGTCACTGGGATACATTTTGAGCGTCTTCCATTTGTTTGTGACCATATCCGGGAACTTTACCGTAACGTAGAAGTTGCTGAATTCCCGGAGCATTTCAGACCATGTCTCCGCGTCCAGTACTGGCCAGACAAGAGAGTCAAGCTTATTCTGATCGCGGCCTACTTTTTGGCCTACCACTTCACCGTTTGCATTACGGGACGACGTGACAATAGTCGATGCGATAAAATTAAGCCCTCTCTTCGGGGAAGGGAAGGGCTTGCCGTTTACGTATATTGTTGCCTGCCGCTCATCTAACAACTGTATCACCTCTCTTTCGGGCAGAAGAAAAGCACCCTGATCGCTCGGGGTGCTGTGTGCTACTCACTTATTAACTCGATATAATACGCTTTGATTGCTGGAACTTCATCTTTGGATCCGGTAATGACACGTTTCATAGTTTCCAGTCCGGTGAATTCTCCGTAGATTTTCAGGACATCGCCATCGAGGATTTTCATATTATCATCAACACGGTTATCATACATGAAATACTCATCATCAAAATAATATCCCGAACCGTTGTTGTCCGTCTGTACTCGATAATATTTGCCATCATCAAACAGGCCACCATCGATCACCTGCTGTACTTCCGCTGTTATAACAATCCTCTGTCCAACATAATCATCTGGCGTCCTTAACAGTTTCTTGTATCCGATCTCCTGGCACGATGACTTGAACTCATCTTCACTTTCAGTCTCTGCAACTGTAGTTTCCTCTTCAGTAGTTGTTTCCTCTGTTTCCGGCTGCGTTGTTGTTTCTTCTGCTGCGGTCGTCTCCTCTACAGTAGACGTCTCTTCTTCCGTCGTTGCTTCTGCTGTAGTTTTTTCTACTATTTGGCTTTCTTTTACAGAATCGCTATTTGTACTTGGCTTGACTGAAGCTGCAAATCCGAAAAAACCTACAATAAATGCAACCGCTGGTATCAAAAGATATTTTACACGCACCTCTTTTCGCATAAGCACGAAAATAAAATCAACTATAATCATAACGCAAAAGCTTAATATTCCCAGTACAATAAGCGCAAAAAAGAAATTATCCATACTCCGCCTCCCAAATTAATATAACTTAATTATATCAAATCTGGGAGGAATTGCAACAGCATCATTAAACAGTTTGCGGATTTCGGAAGTTAAATCCTTTACGGCTTTGTACTTTATCGGTCTGCTTGACTATAGTTCTGCCGTCCATATCGACATGTGTTTCGATAGTAATCGGTTCGCTATTTCCACTGTAAGAAGCCATAACGACGCTCATTCCTTCAATCACAGCTTCTTTGATTCCCTGTGTTATCTGATCATTATTCGCTACAGCGGTGCGCCCATTAGCAAATTTTCCAACAAGTTCACCGTGGTTCGCCATAAATAGCCCATCTTCAGGGAAGCCACCTGTTGCAAACTGTGGAATATGTGGAATGGTAAACAACTGGACGCTAAAAGCAGGAATTATCTCTTCTCCAAGTATTTCAAGTCCGTCAAAGCTGAAATTAAGCTTATCATTTAACCAGTCAATCAATCTGTTAAGTTGATCAACAGCCGCATTTACAGCCCCCTTAAACGTTTCCTTGAAAGCGTCCGGAACTCTTTTCATCATATCAATCCATGTTTCAAGTTTGAACCACTTTTCTACATCTTTTGCCCACCAGTCTCCTATATTCTTCTTCCAGTCATTAACTGTATTCGTCCATGTAGTTCCAAGGCTCTCCTTTACACTCTTGTAGACGTCCAACCATTTTTTAGCGGTAAACCAGGTAGCTACATGTTTGTCCCACCATGTTTGAATATTTATCGCCCACTCTCCAACGGTATTATCCCAGGTTTCTTTTAATTTGACTTTTACATTCTGGTACAACTGCGACCATCTTTCAGGTGTAAACCATGGTGATACATGTTGATTCCACCAAGATTTAATGCCTGATCCCCACTCAACAGCTGTAGAATCCCATTTTGTCTTTAGCTGTACTTTTATATCATTGTATAATTGCGACCATCTTTCTGCTGTAAACCAGGGCGAAACATGTGTATTCCACCAGTTTTGAATATCAGATATCCAAACAGCAACAGTCTCATCCCACTTAGTTTTAAGACTTGTCTTAACGCTCTCATATAATCCTAACCACTTTTCGGTTGTGAACCAAGGGGCTACATGTTCATCCCACCAGCTTCCAATCGTATTATCCCACCAGGTCTGGATTTCTTCCCAGTTTTGTTTCGCATTAGATTTCTTATCCTCTATCCATGTTTGAAAGTCGCTGCTTTCTTTTTCTCTTTGTTCATTAAGCGCATCTAGCCAATCTTTTGTATCCTTTAGATTTTGGTTAAACCACTGCTTTACTTCCCCGGGCATAGACTTTAAATAATCAAACTGCTTCTTATAAGCATTGTCGTTCTTATAGGCATTTGCTGACTCTGCCATCTGTCCATAGCGGTTTCCCATGCCCCATTTATTCTTGTCAACGGAATCTTGCTTGTTTTTATCCCAGCTCGCCTCAATCTCTTTTTTCTCTTCGTCAGTACCATTCTCATATCGGTCAAGAAGATCAAGTGCGGACGCCCAGGATATGCCTGTCGATGCAATAAGGGACAGAGTAAGTGTAATTCCAAACGTTGATGCACCGCCGGCTGCTAAAATAACTCCTTTGAGTTTGTCAAAGAAATCCAAAATACTTTTCGTGATTTTAAACGTCAATATGGATGTTGCTATTACTCCTAATCCATACCCTATTGCTTTGGCCTGATCTGAATCAATTTTATTCAATGCATCTGCAAGCGCATTTAATCCGCCAGGCACCACAGTATTAATAAAAGCAGCTCCGACTTTGCTCAGGTCTTCGTAAAAATCAAGCAGCCCTTCACCAACGCTTTCAGCAAACGGCTCCAATGCTTTCCAGAAGTTCCTCAGCGCCTCGTTAATGGCTTCCCAGTTAATGGTCTTAAGGAAATCATTTGTGATGTCAATGAACCGCGGGAATCCCTCTCCAAGCGCCCAGCTTCCAAGCGGCACAAGAAAGTAATTCCAGAAGTCCTCTAACGCTGTCCAGGTGAATTTCCCCAGCAGGGACAGTCCCTCATTCCACAGCCTTTTCAGTGCAGCCGTGGTGGGTTTCGCAAGTTCCTTGATGGCATCGATAGCTTTACGTAACCGCTCTACCGCCGCTTCGATCTCCTGATTGACCGTGACTTCGCCAAACAGTTCCCCTGACATATCGCCAAAATCCAGGGAACCGCCACCTCCGGCACCTCCGCCCGATCCGCCGCTTCCCTCATCAGGATTCAGTACGTTAAGTTCATCGATCCCGAGAGTGTACTCCTTCATCTTCTTTGCGGCTCCGGCTGCCTTGTCCATGTTATCGGCCACAGCCCCGGAAGAACCGGCCGCTGAATCCATAGAGTCCGCTATGTCGCTACTTCCGCCGGCGTCACCAAACAGTGCCACAGTAAATGCCTTAAAGTAAGCCGCCAACGTCTGGAGCTTAGCAAGGATTGTATTGATTACCCGGATTACCGGCGTAAACGCATTAATAAGCCCCTGGCCGATTGTAGCCTTCAGAGACTGGAACTGTAAGGATAACACACGGACCTGATTTGCCCATGAAGTACTTGTTCGGGCAAAATCTCCCGAAGCGTCCGCGAGGCTGGACATGACGAACCGATACCGGAGCATGACCTTTTCCTGCTCGGTCATTTTGGCCGTGGTCTTACCGAAGCCATTATTCAAGGCGTACTGGTCAAGGGCTGTCTGTGTCATGACAACGCCCAATTCCTTGAGGGATTCCGTCTCGCCTGTAAAGATGCTCTTAAGCTTCGTGTATGCCTCGTCAGTAGACAGGTTGTAGAAGGAGGCCACATCACCAGTCAGGCCAGTGATAGAGGCAGACATTTGATAGCCGGCCTCTTCCACTATACCAAACGATTTCGCCATGGCTCCATAAGTACCCATATACTTTTTGGCCGTCAGCTCTGACAGGCCAAACTGCGTGATCGCGTTTTTGGAAAAGGCGTCCACCGCTCCTGACATTTTGCCGAAGGTGACATCTACAACGTTCTGTACTTCCGCCAGATCAGAACCGAGATCAATACACGACTTCGCAAATGCTACGATGGCGCCAACTCCCAGAACGGAAGCAACTACCTTCCCTAGTCCACCGAATGACTTTTTCATCTTCGCAGTCTGCCTCTCAACATGGCTCGCCGCTGTCGTTGTCTGCTTCTTCAGCTTCTCTACCTCGTCCCGGTATGGCTTCGTCTGCGCCTCAATGATAACCTGTAACTTTTCCAGTGTCATTCCCTCGCCCATCAGTTTTCACCTCCTGCCCTGGCATGGTTATGGCGGATTGCAAAGTCGTTAAACCGAGCCTTGTACTCCGCCAGTTGCTTTTCCTGTATCTTCTTTTCTGTTTCTTCGTGATCCCGGCCAAACAGCTCTGGGAAGAAATCCCATAACTCCATAACTTTTACCTTGTCACTGCCCTGGATCGCCACGGTTGTAAACTGGCCGATATCCCGTGCGAGGAAATGCAGGTTCATCAATTCATGCTTAGCCTTCCGTTCTTCCTGGCGCCGGAAGCTCTCCATGGTGTCAATGATATCTGGTATGGATAGTTCCCAGAAACGCTCTGGAGATATACCGCAGTCCAGCGCATGGGGATATAGATCTCCGATCATGTCAGATACAAGGCTTACATCTGGTCTTTCGCTTCTTCCAGCCTCCTGTCCATCTCCTCCGCCTGATCCTCCGTAAAAAAACCGGATACCTTATAGATTTCCATGAAGATATCTGTCATGAAGGTCATCTGCGTGCCGCCCTCCTCACAGTACTTATCAAACAGATTCTGTACATCCAAAAACTTAATCTTGTGATGATACGGGAGCATGGCAGCCTGTGTAATGGTAAGCATAATCGACAGCGGCGGGACATTGCCTGAGCCGAATAACAGGCTTAGCAAACTCGTTTTATACTTTTCTTCTAACCGGCAGATATTCGGGGTGGTCAGCTTCATCTTGTATATCTGGCCGTCCACTTCCCAGAATGCAAATGCCTTCCTTTTCTTCTTTTCTTCCAGACTTACTACTTTTCCCTCTTCTGTCGTTCCTTCAATCGCTTCATCAAATCCCTGCTTCATCTTTTCATTCCTCCTATATTATGCTGTCGGGTCTGTGACCACAATGTCGCTCTGTAATCCTAAGGTAAGCGTAAACTCAATCGCTGCATTTACGCCACCGCCGCCCACCTTGATGCTGCTGTATGCATCAAATTCATGCTTCGTACCGTCCGGAAATGTCTGGCGGTATGATGCCACTTCTTTGGTGTCTGCGATCGCCCGCAGAACCCTGTAATCCGAACTCTCGTTAGAGTTGTCGTACACGAACTTATACGCCATGTCGCCGGGATCTCCGATTCCGAGTTCTGAATGCTTAAAACTATCTTTCAGCCTGGTGTTATCCACTTTTTCCGCGTCCACTCCCAGTTCCGGGACTTCCTTTAAATCCTGGAGTTCTACATAATCTGACGCTCCCTTTTTCTTTACCGCAAGAGTAATTCCATTTGCTAACATATCATCATTCCTTTCCTATTGTGTGATATACCTGTCTGTTCCTTACATCAATAATCCCTTCATAGCGCATCTGCTTGTGTTTTAAGCCGCTGGGATCTTCTACGTCCATGCACTGGGTGCGCTTAAGCCCCAGAGGTGATATGGCCGCATCTACAGCTACCGCGGTTGCAGACGTACTCTTTCTTGACCAAATATCAATACGATACCTAACATACGATTTCGCTTCCCCCCGGCCGGACTCTTCTGCAACCTTGTTATCCTCTTCCATGTACTGGATCGAGATGTCCTCTTCCATGCTTCGCGGGTAATAATCAGTAACATTCTCTGTTACCGTACAGAGGGCCGCATATACTTCGTCTTTTACATTAATCATCTGCTTGCCTTTCTGATCTCATCTGTCAGTACATCGTTTATCTTACGACAGATGATCTCTTCGTTGTCTTTCAGTCCAGGATATAAAAACGGTTGTGCGGGCTGGCCTGAACACTGATAGAAGCGTCCTTGTTCTGTATCAATGTAGAACCAGTGGTATTTCTCTGCCGTCTCCGCATCGATCTGGCTCTCATGGATCCACCAGGGTGATTGAGAATAGGCGGGTGTTATTTCGGGAGAGATGCCCGCATGGTCAGCCTGACCACGAGGACCGGTTCCCAATTCCACATAGGCCGCATACTTTTTGTTAGTATACACAGTACCTATTACCCGATCTTCCTCCACCGTTACTCTGGTCTTGATGCTCTGCCGCAGTTCTCCGTCATTTACCGTACACATCAGTACGGCTCCGGCCTGCGCGATCTTTGTTCCCTGGCCTATCGCCTTCTTTACTCCATGTTCCGCCGCAGCCTCCAGGCTCCCGTACTTCTGCAACAGCTTATCCAATCCTTTGATGGTCTCACTCATATGCGCTCAACCTCCAATGTCAGATACCGGTACGGCCGGATGGCAATGATCCGGTAATCCGGTTCGTGGTCTTCCGGGACATTTAGGCAGATACCATCACCTTCCTGCAGCGTCATGCTGCCGATCCGATAACTGACACGGCCTTTTTCATCGGCTATAACCTCATATCTGGCATTAATCCGGCAGTTCTGGATATGGTTGACACGCTGGCCGTACATCTCCGCCTGCAGCTTCCCACCTCCCGGCCAAACCTCCGCCTCAAAAGAAGAAGGCAGCCCATACTTTGTGTACGAGTTGCCTTCATTATCCTTTCCCGGTATCGCCTGCCTATGGCTGTACAGTTTCAGCCTGCTTTGTTTTAGCCTCATATCGTCTGCCTCCGACTCCTACCAGCCTGTACTGGTCCAATACGTCATATATCTGCTTTGGCGCGGTATCAAAACTGTAGCTTTCCCCGCCCTCACTTCTGCCAGTCTCTCCTTCAGTACCTAACCGGTTGTATGCAATCACAGCCAGATCCCGAACTGGTTTATTCAGTGCCGCGGGAAGTTCGGTGCGATTCGTGTAACCCAGCACAAACTCTTCTGCGTCCGACAGCAAAAGGGAGAGCAGATCCTCGTCGCCCTCCCCTGTCAGCAGTTTCAATTTTTCGACTTCGGTCACTTTGATCACCCCTTCAGGACCGCCAGTAGCTCCTCTTTATTCAATGATGCCGCTCCCTCGATTCCTCTTTCCTTTGCCATGGCGCGCAGCTCATCGACTTTCATCTTTTTCAGTTCTGGTTTTTCCTCCGGCTTATTAACGGCCTCTTTTGCAGTAAGGCTCTCCCGGTTCTCTGCAACGGTAAAGTGTTCTATGTCCTTCTGGCAGGTGCGTATCACGTCCTCATTATGACATTCCTGAATTAATCCGCTCTTGTTCCTGATATACATATCCGCTCCTCCTATTTACGGTTAGCAGTAAGCACTGCCAGACACTTAGGCTGCAACACCTTCGCGCCGTACACATGCAACCCCTTTACAGCATCGCTGAATCTCTTCTCAGGGCGGTATGCTTCTGTTTTTAAAATCTGCTCCGCATAGGATCCGGCCTCATTGGTTCCTGCGATGATCTTATATTTCGCACCGGAAGTATTCGGTACGTTATTAGAAAGGCTTACACGGAATCCGGCAGCCACACCAACCTCGCCGCCTTCCAGAATCGCCTTGTTGTAATCAGTACCATTACCAACAAAACGTTTGTCTTTAAGTAACATGCCATGGAGCCATGCGGGAATAACCACCCAGCGGCTATCCATAGGTACATTAGCCTCCGTCAAAATCGTGGATAAGTCTACAAGCGTGTCATATGCGTCGGCGGCAGTTGGCACAATCGGAGAATCATCTGTTCCCAACGTGTTGCCTGCATCGGACCCAACATATAGAAGATTGGCCGCGAACTTGTCTGTTACATCGTTCATACCATAGGCTGCCCGCATCATGGCCTTATCCATCAGTTTCGGATTTACCTGCGCTGCATCCACATCGTCGATTCCGAAATTAAAGTACTTCGCCTGATCGATCGTCAACATTAACTGTTCTCCACTCAGTTCTTCTGGCGCTTCAATATCCGTGCTCTTCTGATAATTTTTAATGGTAACATCACCAATCTGGTTGATCTTCACTGTATCACCAAAGTTCTTGATTTCCCCTTCGTAGTCTCTGTTCAGGAGATTCGCATACACATGCTTTTTGTCAAGGTGTCTTAACAGCCTTGCGCTCCATATTGTGGGGATAAAATTTGTTACTGACATAATCTCTTACCTCTCTTTCTTATTTGTTCCATGTTGCCATGGACTGGGAAATAGAATCCCAATTTTCATTGATTTCTTCCGGTGTCATTGCCGCCACCTGTTCCTTTGTGAAACTCATTCCCTGTGGGGCTTTCTTTGGTGGCACACCACCTTTCAGTTGTTCCTGCACCCGCATCTCTACCGCCTCCTGGAAGGCTTTTTCCACCGCTTCAATGGATTTGTTGCATGAATCTGCATCAGCGTAATTGAGTACCTCTGCAAGCCCTACAGGCAATTTCTTTTCTGCCAGCGTATTCTTTGCCTCGGCCATCAACTCCCGGCGCGTGATTGCTGCTTCCCGGTCCTTCAGTTCCTTTTCCTGCTTCTGCCGCAGGTACTCCGCCTTTTCTTCTTTGTTCATCTTTGCCAGCTTATCAGCTTCGGAAAGCTTGTCGTCCATGAGGGCCGTCCATTTCTCTTTCGCGGTCCCCAGGGCCTTCTGGACACGGCGGTCAAACTCTGCCTGATAATCTTTATTCTGTAAGAGATCATCGAAACTTTTTAGCTCTTTTCCGGCACCCTCTGTGTTGCCCTGATCGCCACTGGCAGACTCATTGCTGTTTTCAGCTCCACCGCCTTCGCCCTGATCCGCGCCGGCAGTGTCTCCGCTCTCTGCAAAAAATTGCAAATTCATTTTTTGGGGGAACCCCGTAATTCCTGTCTTTCTCATATATCTATCCTTTCCGCCCCAGTCCGTTCAACGCCCGGGCCATGGCATAAAAATAACACCCAGATTTCTCCGCGTGCTTTTTGCGTTAATCTACTACCTCCCATTTTGTGGAAAGTAATTCTTCTGTGCTCTCCTTCCACGGCCAGCGGCCTAATACGAGGCTGTCGACATATAGATACGGTTCTGTCATATCGCTGTGCTCATCTGGGAATTTCATTCGTATGGCTGTATCTTTGGTCCAGTGCGGGAGCCTCATTCCCTTTCCAAGCTTAACTTGCTCTACTGCCTTTCCAACGTTCATTTCCTCTTCCTCGCTTCTTTCTCTTTGGCTTCCGCTTCTGCCTTTCCCTTAACGTTCTGGTTGTACCATTCGTTATATGTCATATCAGCCGGTACTGTATTCGTTTTCCCTGTCACCGGATCACGTGCGCGGCGCTTCATGTTCGACATGTCTATCTCATCGATCACACAGATGGTTGTTGACCGGCACCATGGGTGCATTGGAGGGCAGTTTTTCCCCGGTTGTTGCTCCGATACCGGAAATACCTTCCCGTCCAGCTTCCGGCAGACAGCCGAAGTCTTTAAATCCAAAGTAGCCACGAACCGATATTTCTCTATCCCACATTCCTCATAGGACTGCATCTCCATCTGATTCGCTAGGTTGCAGGATTCTGTACGTACTAACCGCCGGGCATTACTGGCTCCCTGTGCGTACTTATTCGCTATGATTTCGGCAACTTCCCGATCGGTCCGGCCAGTGACCAGATTGACCAGCAGCTCCTCTTTCAAATCCTGTGCAAGGGCCTGTGTATTATTCCAGATGCGTGTTGAGTAGTTGGCTCCTGACCACTTACTGTTAATGACCCGGTCTATCACAGCCGGGTCTATTGCGCTGAAGGAAAACCCTAACCCTGTACGCTGCTGAATATCAAAAATGGACCTGTAATATGCCTCGTTGGCAAGGTCTACATAATGGCTGGTATTTATCTTCTTTTCCTGGCGATAGACATTCTTCATTGTCGCATCAAGCTGATTCTGAAGCTGCTCCAATCGTTCCAGCCTTGCGCAGTATGCCGGGCTTTCCAACTCTGCCAGAATGTCCTTTTGGGCGCCGTCGCCGGTCCGCAGTGCCTCTTTTAACTCATCGATGGAGGTTTTATCATGCAGGCTATTAAGCAGCCTGTACGCCTCTGCATCGGTCAAATGGTGCTTGCGCTTGTATCGCTCGAATATCTTATCCAGCTCAGCACTGAGATATCCTGAAGACTTCAGATACAGTTTTGCAATCTCATCGGCGGTATCCTCGGCCTTCTCCATATAGTGAAACATCTCGCGGGCCTTCCTGCGCTCCCAGTATGATGCACTACTCATCTATCTCACCCGGCTTTTTCTTCTTTGGCTCGTCTTCATCGTCCGGCGGCGGTGTATTGCTTCCCAGTCCGAACATTTCCATCTGCTTTTTAGCTGCCTCATCTTCCTCTTTTTCCACTGCCGCCAGCTCCTCCTCTACATTCTCCACAAACGGCACTTGCGAAAGCAGCGTCTTCCTGCTGATCTTTCCCCAGAGGTTCGCCACTATCTGACTTATCTCCAGCAGGTTCTTCGGCATCGCCCGCGTAAATGTGGGAGTTATGCCGGACACATCAACCTGGACGGATTTACTTTTTGACAGCCAGGCCGCAAACAGCCTTAAACGCTTCCGCAATCCCCTTTTGTAATACCGCGTTTTAATCTTTGTGATGTTCTCCATGCCTAGCAATTTAAATTCCATGGCTACACCACTGACATTCCCACCGAAGGACTCATCGGTCATACAAGGAATATGAGAAAACTTGTGGATATCCTGTTCAATGGCTTTCTTAAGTATCTCCACGCCGGATTCATCGAATGTCCGGGTAATGTACTCAGCCTTCGCATCTTTCGGAAGCTCCATTAAACGATCCTCCTTAAGCTTCTGCGCGGCCGTCCTGCCGTCTGCGTCCTTTGCCTCATCATCTCCCAGCATGGCCCCGTACAGCGCCAGGATTGCATCAATAAACTGCTCCTTGTCCGTGATACGGTCACTCATCAGCGCGTTATAGGCATCGATCAGCGGGATCTGGAGCTCGAAGTCACCGATCGCAAGCTTGTTGTTTAAGTACTCTATCACCGGAACCTCGTCGAAATAATGCGGTGTCGGCTCTTCAAGTAACGCCTGCGGGCTGTCGATATTTTCAATGTTAAGCACCCATTTATAATGTTCTGTCAGTACGGTAGCTACGTAAATGGTTCTTTTCCTGTCAGAATCATCTTTCTTTGCATAGTAATAGACCGCGAATAACTCCTTCTGCTCGATCGTATCATCATAGACCATGAAGGTATTTTCCGGAGACAGGTTCTTAATCGTCAGATCAGTCTCGCCCTCCATCGGATAGATATACTCATAGCTCCGACCGTACACTGACAGATCAAGGCCGTTGTCTCCATCAGCCTCATCGGCGCCGGCCATCTCAAAGGCATCAATGAGCGGTGTAATATCGCCATCTCCGTTGTACGAGATCGGATTACCGATAAAGTAGGCGCTGGCCGTGTCGCTGATATCCTTTGCATGGTTGCACACCAGCTTTGTTTTGCGGCTCTCTGTCAGGATCTTGTGCTCCCCTTCATAGTATTTCATGGACTTTCGCAGCCGGTTCGCTTCCCGGCGGTGCTTGACAATCAATGTGCGGATCGCCTGCTTATCCGGGTTCGTCTCGTCCCAGTTCTCGCGGGGCAGTGTGTATATGTACATGGTATCACCTCCTTAATGTAATCCATAATCGGATTTCTTTCTGACCTTTGCCTTCCTGCTCGTCATTACATCTTCCAATGCATACCGGACCGCGTCAATCGAATGGTTGTCTTTATCCGGATAGCTGCCTTTAAAGTTGCCGTTTTTATCCTGCTCCAGTTCATAGCCTGTAAACTCTCTGGCTGCATTCGGACAACGCTGCTGATCGATAATGATTTCGTTCACCTCATCAGCCAAGAACTCCATACCGAAATCTACGGACCCTGGCCCTTTCCTGGCACCGACTACACGCAACCCCAGTTCATTCAAGGCATCAATCGCTCTGGGGTCCTCACTATCCGCTGTCACTACTCTGTTGAGCGGATTGTATTTTTTAATCTGATCCGCCAGCTTTGTGTTTCCCAGCCGCGGCGCATATATTTCACCAAACAGAAAAAGACGCTTCCGCGTCCTGTCATAATGCATCTTTATATAAGCAGCCGGATCCGCTCCGAAGCCAAAGTCAAGGCCCTGATAAATCCGGTCAAACCGCGCCATCTCTTCCTCTGTGATCGGGCGTACTGTGACATTCTCAAACACCTGACCGCCGGTTCCTGTAGCAATACCGAGATATTCGTGTTCATATGCCTTCGGCTTTGTTTCTTTCAGGTCTTCAGCTTCTATGAAGAAATCGTCTCCCAGCCACTCTTTCGGCACAGTCCTGTAGTCACTGTGGTGTACAATCGCGTTTTCCTTACTCTGGAGGATATCCTGATTCACCCAGCTATTCATGGACTTTGGAGGATTCCACGAGTAGAAAACAAAGTATTGAGGGCCGCCTCGCATCAATGACTGGAGTATAGTACGTTCTTCCGAGTCGCCATCAAACTCTGCTCGCTCCTCGAACCAGATATACTTGAAATATCCATTCGCCAGCTTCACAGATTTAATCTTCTGCGGATCATCAGCTCCACGGAAGATGATCTTGTTTCCAAACGGCGTATACGTCAGTCCAAGCGGCGAATATCGTATTTTCCACTTGTCAGTCACCTCTAAAACGTTAATGGCCCATATGAGCTGTTGGAATACAGACTCATCGAGAAACCGGCCAACCTTCCGCATGGCGATCGCATTCGCCTGCGGATCCTGCATCATACCGAGAATAATTTCCAGGCTAACAAACGATGACTTTGTGGATCCTCGGCCTCCGGCGAGTTTATAGTGCGTGTGTCTGTGCTCTGCTATATCCCAATGCAGATCATAAAAGGACGGAGCAATCAGACTCGACAGCCTAACTTGTGTCTGGTTTGGGGATATCGTTGACAATTGTTACCCCTCCTATCTGTCCGCTGTGCTCTATATCCTGCTTATCGCGCCATCGATCCGGCCTCCGGTTCTTCAACCAGAATATTTGTGCCGTTGTATCTGGAACAACCTCTTTGATGGTTTTAGTAACCTTCGTCCCCTCTTCGCTGACCTCCACCTTCTTTTCCTCATAGGAATATCCGAGGGCTCGTTTAAGGAGAGCATTTTCGACCTCTATGTCAACAACCTCTTTCCCCTTTTTTAGAGCCTCCGAAATCTCCGAATACTGCCGTTTCCATTCATACAGCGTAGATGGAACGATATCCAGATTCTTTGCTATCTGCTCATCTGTCAGGCCGTCTCTGGCGTATGCTTCCAGCCGGAGCAAGCCATCAGGCGATAACCAATATTCGTATTTTCCTTTTGCCATCAGGCTCACTTCCTTTCTGTTTTTGAGTATAGAAAAAGAGCCACTGGTAGGTGGCCCTTTATAATAACACTATTTAGTCATTTCTGCACTATTGCTCCAAGTTGTATTTGGTTTATTACCAATAACGGCGGAATAATTTGTATTTAATTTCCTATCCATTGTTCCTGTATTTAATATTCTTTTAGGTATCTTATCATCGTTTTTGATTCCTAAAGTACGATATAGTCGATCTACAACTGCATAATTCATATTGTTCATCACATCCTCCTGTTTATTGCATTATATACATAATAACTATATTATGCAACTATTATTCGTGATTTATTATTGCTTTTCCATTTTGACTTTCAATAATTTTTACAACATCTGTGCCTCCTAATGTCAACATATAAGCATGATGAACGCTTAGCACTGCATCCTGTAATATATTATCATCTTCTAACGCAACTATTTTTAAACCAATATTTCTACAAAAATCTATATTAAAATGCCTTCCATGAGTCTTAGAATCATCATGTTCATTTAATTTGGCTACGATTGCTTCGACTTTTGTCGCATCTTCTCCTTCAAACATGCATGTGCTTAACCATTCCCTTAACAAAGTTCCCGATAATGCAATTGCGTCCATAGCTGTTTTTAAAAACGCAGCGGGGTATTGTTGTAATTTTATTGCCCAATATTGTGCATTTTGTGGATTAGAAGCCAAATCTTTTTTTGCTTCTTCAAACTCCATTTGAATATTGTATGCTGGTATTCCATTAAACTGTGGATCTACAGGCCCTAAACTCGACTGATTTCCCATAATTATTACCTTCGCTGCGCATGCCATCATCGTACCAGCTGACATTGCAATCTGTGGAACAATTACCCTTATGTCATTGCTGAACTTCTTACGCAAATAACTAATTATAGCCTCAGCTGAAGCAGGTGATCCACCTGGCGTCTGCAATATAATGTCAAGTCCTTTACTGCATTCCATCCCCTTCAAGGCATTCATAAAACCCGTCATATCCAAATCATTGATATCAAGATTAGATGCGTTGGGTTTATTTAGAAATGCAGAATAATAAGCAATAGTATTTCTTCCTGTATACTCAGATAGCTTTCTCAAATATTTCCTTCGGACAAAATCACTTTGAGACATTGTCTCATTAAATTCTCTCAATATGTCATCCCAGCCTGCCAAAGTATATATCCTCCTATCTTTTGTGTACTTCAATCTTACCACAAACCTCTGCAAAAGAAAAGCCCTCACATCTCTGCAAGGACTCTTCCAAAGGAGAAAATTCAGGACACTGGGAGTCGAACCCAGTCTACTTCGGCAAGCTCTTCCTACGCGCCTTCTCCGTGAGGCTCTGTCCTGACGAGCCGGTTTTAATCCCTCGTCCGTGGGGACATAAAACTCGGCAAACTGTTAGACGGATACCTTTGTCGCTGCAGCTTAGCAGTAAGTCAGGTGGTATCAACCTTATTAACGCGCGTTGCCGGACGTATCCATGGATACCGGCGCTTCAGCCGCCGACCGGTAAAAGCCGGAGGCAGTCAATTGGGGGGAGGAAATCTGTTTTCAGATCTTCCAGTCTATACTATAACATTTCCAAAACGGAAAAACAGGAAAAAACGGAAAAACTTTATGCTGTTTTCATAAAATTTTCATACTCCTTACGTATACCATCGGGAGTGGCTTTCCTCCCTATCCTCGAAGCTGTCTCTGCCCATGTATTCCCCTCAAAAATCTTATACTTAATGATCCGCTGCATTCTCTGCGGCACTGTGTTCAGCCAGGCTTCCACCTGCACCTTGATTTCCTCCGCTTTGGCCTTCCGTTCTTCCAGCAACCGCTCATACACCGCCAGTTCTCCCGGCTCCCTTGCCGCGGCATATACCATACCATGTATGTTGAAACTCTGTGCTGCATAAGGGAACTCACTCATAGACCCACGTACTCTATCCTGCACTATGGTCTTGCGTTGCTTTTTTACTCTTCTAATATCTGCCTCTGTCTCTTTGATTAATTCACATGCATCTATATATTGTTCCAGCACCTCCTTATTCAACGGCCTCACCCCTTTCCTACCCGCGGCTTGTACACACGTTCCCCATCCAGGTACTCCTCTTCCTTCCTCTGCTGGCCCAGAAGCTGCCGCATCCGATTCAGCGTATCCCGGTTCTTCTGTTCCTCAAAGAACTTGACGATCCGCTCATTTCGCTTGACAATATCTTTATTCTGCCTGCGGTATTTCCGACTCTGCTGAAACTTCGTTGCTACTCGGTTCCGCTCAGACTTATCCACTGCAAATTCTATTGCATGAACCAGATCTTGCAGACGCCGGTCCTCTTCATTCACATTTTCATACGCTGCCTTGTATTCCTGGACACATTGGTCTATGAAATTCAAGAAATTCTCCAGTTCTTTAGCCGGACTGTTTTGCTCCACCGGCCTCGCCTCCCTGCCTATATCTTTTTCGTTTCCGCATCTGCAATACTAAATCTGGCCATAGCGCGCTATCCAGTACACCACTCGGCAACCGCACCAGCGCAAAACGCTTATACTTCTCCACGATCTCCGCCTTGTGTTCTTCTCCTGTGTGCCCCATTGCTTCCACGCCCTGGGCCTTGTAGGTATGTACCGTTACCGTGCGGCCGATCCGGTAATACCGCTGTGCGGCCTGTATCTCCTTCTGGGTTATGTACCCTTTCGGGATTTCTTGATGTTTCAATTTATGTACCTCCTGACCTCTTCGACTGCGTCATACCATCCGCGTGTATACAGTATATGGTATTCGTGAGGCAGTTCCATGCCATTTATGCGCTCACGTATCTCTGCCAGGCGCATTCGCAACGCCTCATTCTCCTGCATTAGATCATCACAGTGCTTTTTATATTCGTCGCATTTGTTACATCCTCTTATTTTACAGCTTGTGTTGTCTATCACGTTTCAAACCTCCTTCATATTACGATTTTACTCGCAAAACTCATGGATCGCCCAAAAGGGAAAAGTAACAATCCATAATATAATCATCACGATTCTTAATAAAAATCCGATTGCCACCTGAAGTATACATTTTAGCAAATCACTTACCTTCAACATCCTTCTGTGGTGTACTCTCCATAAATGAATTTCATGTTTTAATGCGTGTAACGGGTGTATAAATATCTGGTTCAAATCATTCCCTTTTATCGATATTTCCTTTCCGCAAACAGAACAATATGAACTCACCTTATTTGTTTTGAACACTGATTTTCCCCTTCTTTCTCGATTTAGTCATCTCTCAAACGAGCCGGTAAAACAATTTTTAAATTCTCCCGCTCTCCCTTTCTTCCCGTTCTGATAATCACTGGGGATACAGAGTCGTATATATCTATCTTCGCCATTTTTTTATCAGAATCGTAGGTGCTAATGGAATCCAGTGCGTCTTTTAAGTACTTTGCGTTAATCCCTATCGTAATCATTTTCTCTTTTTCTTGATATTCCTTCAGTATCTTGTCAACAGGATAGTACTGGCCTTCCGGCTGCACATATCCCATGATTGACTCTCCCACCTGCACATACAGCCGGCTATTACTCACTTCCAATTCCGCATAGTTATCGCGTTTTGTGATCTTCGGAATTGTTGGCCTTATGTAACAGGTAAATGATTCGTCAGCTTCTACCAGCTCCGCATATTCAATCGAGATTCTGTGGCCCTCTAACGCTGTGGCCCGGATTACTTTTTCTTTCGCGTCGATTTCTAAGTATGTCCACCGCATTAACTCCGAGAGCGTTCCGTCACCCACAAATCGCTTTGTATTATCAATAATTCGTTTAAATTCTCCAGCGCATATTTTTGCCTTCAATTTCTTTCCTCCTCTACATGATCTAATCAATTATGTCTCGTGGGTCTAATTCTTTTTCGTATTTCATTCCACAAATCGGGCATTTTGAAAGTAGGATGGGAACTTCCCTTTCTCTCTTCTTCCCCGGCTCTCTGGCAGTGAAAGATATATATACTCTCCCTGACAAAATTTCAACGGGTGGCTGTACATGTTCATATCCCTTTTCTTCCAGCCTTTTTTTCATGTCATATATGCAATTACACATTCCGTTCCTCCTCTAAATGATCGTTTTGTAGATTATAGCCGTTCCGCGATTGCCTGTATCACCGATACTGTAACCCCGTTTCCAGCCTGTTTATATAACTGACTGTCGCTGTTTAACATTGCCGCGCGGTCAAAGTATTCATCTGTCCACCCTTGCAGACGAAAACATTCCCTCGGTGTAAGCTTTCGTATTCTCGCACCGTCAAAAATTCTGGCATCGTGTTTTTCGCTTTTAAGGCATCTGCTTATTCCTTTGAGTGGTGGCCTCCTGTAATCTTCTGAGACTCCTGTATAGACTCCTGATACCATCACACCAGTAACCGGCGAATAATTTCCCCTTTTCTTATCCGGCGTCCCTGCCGTCAATGTGTTCGCTATATCTGTTTCTTTGTACTCTTTTCTCGTCATTGATATTGGAACCAACGGCTCACGGCCTCCGCCGTCCATTTTGTTTAAGCACGGCGATATTCCCGAAGGGTCATATATTCTTCCCTGATTGGGATTGTCTCTCGTTGCAGTCGGCATACAATTCCCTATCTGTTTCACAACATAACTGCCCTGCCATTTATCGTTACTGCCAGCCATCAGACAACATGCAATTTCGTCCTTTTTTTCTCTATTCGCTACGGGTTCGTTATGTATTCCGTCTGTTTCTCCGAGAGGAAATACTTTTCGTCCACCTCTTCCTCTAAGATGTCCAATAATGAACACTCTTTCCCGGTTCTGCGGTACTCCAAAATCTTTGGAGTTAAGAAGACACCATTCTGCATCGTACCCGATTTCGTCCAGTTCAATGAGAAGTTTGGCAAAATCAAGCCCTCGATTAACACTAAGTAGGTTTTTAACGTTCTCAATAAATAGCACTCCGGGTCTATTTTCTTCTTCGAGGTCTTTAATAAGTCCTGTAACTGCGAAAAACAGACTTGAACGTCTTCCTGAAAAACCGAGTTGTTTTCCTGCAATGGAGATATCCTGACAAGGGAATCCGAAACACCAGCAATCTGCACGGGGCAGGCTTCCGGCTTCCACTGTTCTAATGTCATTTGCGTACCACTCTCCATTTTTATATTCCTCCCTCATTATTTCTTTCTGGCGGCATTTCAGGTCCATTACCATTAGATGCTCCCGCTGTCCCGCCGTTATCAGATGCATTGATGTATAGCTTGCGACTGCATACTTGTCGTATTCGCAGAATCCAATGCATCTATGCCCTGCTAATTCCATGCCGCGTCGAAAACCTCCGATGCCGGCAAAAAAATCTATAAATGTCATTCCCATTTTTTGAAAGGAGCCCGATGCATCGTTATGCCGGCCGGCAGCTCCGACCTCCTTTCGTTATCGTTCAAATATCAGTTTATTTGATAAAGACCAGCCATCTTGTTTTTCCTCTCTGGTCTCCCAGTAATGGTTTTTTATCAAAAACTCTCAATACTTCAGATAATTTTATTTGATCCTCATTCCATTTAAAAATCAATAGCCCATCAGGCTCCATTACTCTCATGCACTCGCTAAATCCCTGCTTCAAATACTCCGGCCAGTCAGCCGGTAGGATTCCGTATTTATTGGCCAACCAGCTCCCCGTCCCCGCATGAATCAAATGTGGCGGGTCAAATACAACAACTTTGAAACTGTTATCAGGATATGGCATATCCCGGAAGTCCATCTTTACATCAGGTTTAATCAGCAGAGTACGTCCGTCACACAAGGTTGTTTCTAACTCTCTGTTGTCAGCATAGATTACCTCTGGATTCTGCCTGTCAAAATAAAACATCCGGCTACCACAACAAGCATCTAATACTCTTTCTATTTCAATCACTCCTTTACAAAATCTTAACTTACCACTACAGTTTCACCGCAGGCCGGACACTCAATCTGCTGCTCATACTCATTCATACCGGTCTGAACAGTTTTCAGATCATCTTCCTTGAACTCCAGCAACGCCCCGCATGTCTGACATAATATCCGGCGTTTTTGACCATACTTAATAACTTTCACCATCTCTTTTACCTCAAAATATACAAAATCCTTAAAGAATCGGTTTTACGTTCTTGAAATACTTATACTCTACTGGGGGCAACGCTTCGATCTCTTTAGCCATTTGCAGAAGATATTCGACCGTTGGCTCGTTATCCGTATCCAAACTAATAACACATGCTATGCCTACCGTATCAGCCCCACATACGACTTTCATCGGACGGTCATATCGTGTATCACATTGGACAGCCTGGAATTTTGCTATTTTCATCGTTACCTCCTCAAAATCCTAATACTACCGATTATCGTTTTTCTGTTGAAAATAAGACGCAATCAGACACTTCTTTTTCTCCTGTTACCATTTCTCTGATATACTGGTGAGGCACATCACAGTTTACAGCGTTCATAAGCAATTCAGTTTTGGCACCTGCGCTTAACATTTCACAGAGTTGGCTCAACTTTATTTCCGTTCGATCCTCTTTCTCAAACACATCAATTAATCCCATGATTTTTTTCCTTTCTTCCGGCAGTCCCGGAATATTAATCTAACTTATCTTGTCGTTACCTTCCGAATCCAGCCACATTTTTTGCACAAATACGTCGTTACTGTCTTGTCTGGATACTCATTTTGTTTCACTTTTTCAAAATCATGTATGCAAAGGCAATGCCGAATCCAATTAAACATGTATCACTTTCCTCCACTCCTCCGGAATTTCATGTCATGATCCCCCACAATCAGGGAATTTGAAGCAATCACACATTTCTACGGTAACATCAGTTTTAAAAAATTCTTTCGAAATAACATAACTCTGAATTTCATAAATATTTCCCATAAAAAGGACTTTGTCCTTGAAATCCAGAGGAATCACCCCATATTTTTTTAGAATCCTATGTGCCAGTTTTAATAATAATTTCCGCAATCTCATCATCCTTTCCGGGTATCTTGAAAATACTAATTTACAATCGTTCCAGCATTTTGCTGAATTCTTTTGATGGCTTCTTTACCTGCCCCCACGCCAGCTCTGCGCCACAGTATGGACAGCATTTATATTCTTTAGCCACACCCATTCCACAGGTGCAATTATATTCTGGTTCTGGCGCTTCCGTCCCCTGTACGAAATAAGCTACAATTTCTGGCACAACTATCTTAATCAATCTCATCCTTCTCACTGCATCACCTCAATCTTAATTCTGTGCCTGAATCCAATCCCTGTACCGTTCTGCATCGTGGATAATCGCGTTGAGCACAGGGGTAATCTCTTTCAAAATGTCGGTGTCTTTCTCACGGTACATTTTTAACCTCAGCTCGCAAAGCTGTTCTAATCCTGTCTCGATATCTCTCTCATAATCCAGTTCATCATCGTACAATTGCGCATAATCTTTCATTCTGCACCTCCTAAACGTCAATTATCTATTGATAAACCACAAATTCCGAATCTTCTTGCACTTCTTGCAGTAAAACTCATGAACACTCAAAGCAATGCGAAATCTGGTTCCGTGAAACAATACAATTCTTTCTGCCATACAAATAGATTCCGGGTAATGCATTTTTAGACACTTACTTTTCCGCATTCTGCATCCCCTTCCCATGTGATCTTTACTCCCGGCACCGCAATACACCTCGGCTGCCCCGGCACCATTTTAATGATCCCCGCGTCTGCCATCTGCTTGAGATGCAATTGTACACTGCTCGTGCTCTCCAGCCCTACGCCTTCCCCGATTTCACGTACAGAGGGAGGCCAGCCGTGGGATATGGTGTACTGTACAATGTAATCCCTGATCTGCTCATGACGCTCTTTCATGGTCTGTCGCCTCCTAAAATCTGTATTCATAGAAATCTGCATCTTCCACGTACCAGTCCTCTCCTGTACGGTAAATCCTCACCCTGTCAAGCTGCTCGTCAGTCAAATCTTTCCACCCTGGCACATTTCTCAACATGTTTCGTACATAACCACGCCGTAGTTCAATCTCATCAGCAGTCATGGACTTTCCCATGTGTTGGTCTTCTCCCACACGATACCTTGCCAGCTTTCTTGCCGCTTCTTCATTCATTTCTGGTCCTCCATCATCGGAAGGGCTGCTTCAGGCTGTATTCCTGCCTGCTCGATTTTTAAATGTTCTGGCATTTTGTGAAACTCGACAGCTCGTCGCTGCTCTGCTTCATAGGCTCCACGGAACTGTGCTTTCAGTGTGTTCACCTGATCATAAGGTGATTGGCATATGTTCTGCCAGCCGGTACGCTCTACAGCCCTACGTACTGGACCGCTGAGGCTTTTCAGTGCCTCCGCCTCCCTCATATATCCGTAGCGCCTTACAGCCATGTTGACCTCGCCCCACGCTTCGTCAGCATCGGGGATACGCGTTTCCATCAAATCTGCCGCATACAGTCTTAAGTCTGATATTGCAGGTGGAAATTTGTTAGACAGTGCGTATTTCTTGAGAGCCATTATAGCAACCTGAAAAGGAATATCTCCCAGTAGTTCATACCACCAGTCCATCTGATCTCCCGTTGCCAGCAGGTTGTCTTTTGGATATGCTGTTTTTATCCGATCTGCAAATACGGCAAATTCCTTTGTGTTCATTCCTCTCCTCCTCTTGACATCGCCCAGTTATACATCATTTCCCGGCTCTCGTTTTGCTTGTCCTGCTGTTTCCCTACAGGGCTGTATGATGGCTCTGGCCTGTTACTGTAATTGCCGTCAAGCACCTTAGCCATATTACCGTCACTGATAAGCCAGTCAAATGTCGCTGACCAGTTTTTATTATTTTTGCCTTTT